AGGATTAAGGACCGGATCTATAGTAATGGCAGATAGTGCAGAGCCAAAATCCATTAAGGAGCTAAGGAATCTGGACTATAGGGTAAAGCCATGCAAAAAAGGTAGTGATTCTATCCGGGCAGGGATAGATTGCCTCAAAAGTTATGGCCAATTAAATTTAGTTTCTAATGAATTATGGAAACAAGAACAACAGAAATACGTATGGACTATTGACCGGAAGGATGGAACAGCAAAGAATAAACCTGTAGATAAATTTAATCATATTTGGGATGCTTTCAGATATGGAGAGCAAGGTATTAGGAAAAATAAATTAAATTTAGTACATTACGGACAATAACAATCTAATATATGGCATTTGTACTACAGGCATCCCAATTTGTAACAGGACTACAGAGCCAAACAGCTCTATTGTTGCAATCTCTAAGGCAAATAGCCTTAGTTAGTCCATTTATTATTGCTGATGTTAAGACAGCTTTAGAGCTTAGTCAGATAACAACATTCAGTACAGCAGGTTTTGATCAGTTTCTGCTGCAAATGTATAGCCTGGACCTGGACTATGCCAGTCTTTCAGCAGCAGAAATTACTATTCTGAATGTTATGCGGGATTATTTAGATCCTGCTCCTTATCTTAATTGTTGTGGCACAGATACTCCTGCTGCAGCAAATACTACTGAGGCATTTAATGCCAGGATAGGGACAGCATCTTATGAGAAGGAGGCTAAAATGGATCTGTTAGATACAGTTACCTGTGATGTATTTAATATAGAATTATCCTTAGCTCCTGTAGGCCTAGCTCCTGCATTGGTAGCCAGTCCGGTAACACTTGGATCGTTAGGATGTATAGGAGGGGTATCTGTTTATAGCAAACTTTGGATAGATTTTGTGGCAGATCCTGCTACTCATTCATATGATCTAATATATGACTTTAAGGACTCCGTAGGGGCGAGTCTGGCAACAGTCGTAACTTTTGTAACTTTTTAATTATTAAACTATGAATATTCTTAATTCATTTTTATTGGACTGTTGTCCTTTGGCTACTGCTCTGACTAACATTCCTGCAAGTACATGTCCTGAGAATATGGGGCAGATACAAAGATATTGGTTTGTTCGCAGAGGCTCAGTAATTTGGGATATAGCTACTCCTGCTAATAATATCCCTGCTACTATCGCAGGTAATGCAGCTACTGTAGTTGCAGGATGGACTATTTTATTTGCTGCAGCAGATGATACGCATGTAGTAACATCTCCACTAATTGGGGGGGATTCTGTAATAGAAGCCGGTAGTGTAGTTAGCCAGGGAGGAGGAGATAATTCTACTTTGTCCGGATCTACTCTGATCAATGGCATCCAACCTGCTACAGGAAAAGCTCGTTTTGATTCCTTAACAGGTGCCCAGATTGCAGCTATCAGATTATTGATCTGCGAAGGTGCTAATATGGAAGTCTACATGATCAATCAGCAAGGACTAATATGGGGCCAAAGAGTAGGAGACTTGTTCACTGGTTTTGATTGTGAAAATGTAGTAATAGAAACTATGACTAATAGTGGCTTTGGTACCAGGGATAACAATATGCTTACATTCCAACTACCTTATGACTACGACGAAACTAAGGGCTCTATTGCTCCTACAGATTTCAATGCATTAACTGTATAAGGATGGCTGATACACTGGTCAAACTAAAAACAAAAGCAGGAGCATGTACTGAATTAACTTTAGTACATGCTCAAGCTGTGTTACAACTACAGGCAAAGCAAGGTAGGGAAGATTGGCAGCTTGTTTCTAAAAAATATCAATTTGTAGACAATGTTATTAAGCGAAAACCAACTAATAAGCCTGGTAAAAAGTCAGAAAAAGAATGAAGTAGGGCAGATGCTGGCATATGAAAGTAGGCTTAAAGTAATGTCTGAACCTTTATTCTTTAGAGAGCTTGAATCAGAGGCCGGATGGTCTGAGATCAAGAGAGCTATCAGGAATAGCGTAACAAGTGAGAAGTATAACAGGGTATTAAACTACTTTAGTTATCCTTTGGCTATTGTATCTATATCAGATGATATATTAGGGGATCTTAACAGAGTTTTTAATGGCAGGAATGCAAATTTTAGTGTCCAATATCCTAATAAAAGGGCAGAAGCTCAGGCCAATGAGCTGTTATTGTACCTGGATACAAGAGGATACATAGAAAAAGTAGGCAGAAGAGCATTTAAGTGTAAGCCTCAGACCATTATAGTAGTGGATAAGGATGCAGATGGCATACCTTACTACGTTACTGTTGAAGCTGATAAGCTGATAGGGTATAAGCTAACAACATGCAAGAGCAAATTTGAATATATTATATTTGATCATTCAAAAGGGTATGATGAGTATGGAGATTACTACAGGATAGCCTTTTATGATGCTGAGTTCTATAGAGTTTTAGAGGTCCGGGATAAAAAATATACTTTGATCCTGGAGAATCCCCACAACCTGGGATATTGTCCTGCCCGGTGGTTCATAGATGAGCCATTGAATACTACAGATGATGTTAAGCGTTATGCTCCACTGGCTGCAGTATTGGGTAGTATGTCCGAATGGCAACAGTTTCATGCTTACAGCTATTATGCTGAGCATTATGGAGTGTTCCCGGTGGTGGAATATGCTGCTGCAGTATGTGAAGATGATCATTGTGTTAATGGCCTGGTTAGTGTTCCTCTGGATAATGGAGAAATGAGTACTCCTACAAACTGTCCTACATGCTCATCTAATAAGTTTTCAGGAGCAGGTACAGCTATCCAGATCAATCCAAAAATTGATAATGATGAGAATGATGTTAGTGGATACTTCCGGTTTATATCTCCTCCTACTGCTAATCTGGAGTTTGAGCAAAAGAAACAGGATCAAAGAGAGAATTTTATAAAGGTAAATACTACAGGATTCAATGACCTGATCAATAAGGAAGCAGTTAATGAGGACCAGGTAAGGAGTCTGATGGAGGACCGGAAGAAACCTCTGTTAAGGCTAGCAGGGATCTGTAATAGATTGCATAAGTGGTTAGTTAAAACTGCTGTGAAATTAGCAATAGAAACAGATGTACATGTACATGCTAACTATGGTACTGAATGGTTTTTGTTAACAGAGGCACAACTACAACAGCTATTCGTAGGAGCAAAAACTGCCGGGATGCCAGAGAGCGAGATAGATCAGATCTATAAGCTGCTGATAGAGACAAAATATAAAGGAGATCCTCAGACAGTAAGGAAATTAATGATAGAAAATAATCTCAATCCATCTCCTTATTATACTCTGGAGGAGTGCTACAATAAAGCATTTAAGGGGGTTATGTTATTTGAGGACTTATATATTAAAGCAAATTTTATTAAGTTTGTATCTAAGTTTGAACGTGAGAACGGATCCTTAGTAGAGTTTGGTAGTGATATTACCTTTGAGCAAAAAATAGAAATTATTTATAATACTTTTTTAAACTATGTAAAAGATGAAACAGCACAAAATGATAGCAGGGAATCTATCCAAGAGCAAGGAGTTAGCGCAAGTGATGAGCCAATTTCCTAATCACACATTCCCATCAGACATACCTGAACATAACCAAACTGCTTATAACTTTATAGGCATCAGAGTTAAGCAGGGAAAAGGATTAAGCCAGGACCTGCAGATACATCAATTCTGTAAGTCCTCTGCAGCATGGGAAGCTCTAGCTGATGAACACAAAAATGCTCAATCTTTGGGCAATTATACTCAGATCATTATGATCCATAACCCGGAGTTAAAACCTAAAAGAAAGACTAAGCCAAAAGCTAAAAAGCCAAAGGAAACAACAGAAGAAACTAAATAAATTAATTATATAAACACATAATAGTGACGTTATGGAAGATCAATTCAGGGAAAATTTAAGCACAGATCCTAAGCTACAAGCTCAGGTACTGGACATTTTAAAGGGTACAGATGTAGGTAAAGAATATGCTAAGACAATAGCACAAAATTATTTTGATGAGAACATCAGCACAGAACATAAGAAGATCTATGACTATCTGGATAGTGCATTGCAGGATGCAGGACTATCAAAGCCTACAGGAGTAAAGACTTCTGAATGGGCCAAGATGATTGCTAATCAGAATAAGGAACTACAGGAAAAGATCAATACTTTAAATAGCAATTCTAATCCCAATGAGACATTAAAAAAACTGGAAGAGCTAAAAGCCAAACACATCAAAGAAAAAACAGAGTTAACAAATGCTGCACAAAGTCAGATTAAGGAGAGGGAGCGTATAATAAATACTTT